GGGTTCTTACTCTTAGCAGGATCAAAGTTGTCAATGTACTGTACACAGTTCTCAATACCATCTGAGATCATATCTTCCTTGTACATATAGTTGATGAAGTTAGGTCTATATGAAAGGTGTGTAGCGATCTTTAGGAAACACTCTCCAATGTATTCATTGATCCTAGGTTTTGGTTTATTGCGAACTTTACTAATCTCCACACGGTCGCGGTAATCCACGATAGCAGCAAGGAACTTCTGGTTATCTACATAGTGCTGATTTTTGGTTCGCCTTGGTGCCATTAACGCCATACGGTATGGTTAATTCATAATGAAATCATAACATAGAACAGGGTTCTCGTCAATATCTATTGATACCCTTGACATTGGTCTCTAAAACAATTATGATCAACACTGTCAGGGTTGCAAAGGATATACTTAGCTATTACCGTTAAAGAGTTGTTCAAGTTTCTTTCTTGCTTCTTCAACTTTCCCGATCAGACCCATTTCCTGAGTCAGTTCAATACTCGAATCGGGGAGGTCGTCGGGATTTTTCTTGAGTTCCTGCTTACAAAAAAACTTATACATCAGAACCGCGTCGTGCGACATCGGCGCGATTGTTATGATTCTTTCTTCAGGAATGATAAAGAAATCTTCATCAGAAAAGATCATCCATTTCTTGAGACCTACAGCGACCGCCCGCTTTTCATCAATAACTTTTTCACTAGAGTGAACCTTAGCGGGGTCTTGAATGAATGCACAATAGAAACCTTTGTGCTCCTCTACTACAACAATTCGCCCAAGTAGTTCCTCTCCAGATGTAAGTTTCATACATCCAAAGAATTCTTCATCAGGTTTTATGTAATTTAGAGACATACTATTCTCCTAGTTTGATCTTTGTGATTGAATAGTCGAACTTCTCATCCTTGTAAGTACGAATACGTTCAACTAAATGGTTCAAAGTTGCATTGTGAAAATGACCATTGCTTATATCATCAGCAAAATCATATAGAGTTGCTTGACCTTTAGAGTCGTGCTTCCGTAATGCTCTACCAATAGACTGAAGATTGCGAATCCTAGACTTTGATGGAGATGCGAATATCACATTATGTAGGTTTTTTATATTGATACCAGTGGAGAAAGTACCGTACGATGCAAGGATGATTGCTTTGTCGGTGTTCTCACAAATCTGGCGTGCTTCTTCTCGTTCCTCTGTAGGAACTTTTCCGTGTATAAAGAAGATATGTTTGTCTCCTCCTTTACTATTTATCATTTCGTAAAGAGGTTCTCCGTGTTTCTCCACGTAGTTGAATAGTACCAGTGTGTTTCCAGGTAAGTCTCGCGCAAGACCAGTGATGATCTTGTTGCGTTTTTCATTGGATATGATATAGTTAATCTCTTCCTGATAATCCTCGAAGCGAGTATATCTATGCTTACACAACAGAATGTTTATCTTCAGTTCTGTCAAGTGTCCTTTCTTCTGCAGATCCTTTGTGCGTATAGCACTATTCACCTTACCAAATACACCTTCCAGTTGCAGTTGATGACACTGCATACCATCAAGGGTGCCAGTCAATCCAATCCTGTACTTGGCATTGTGGCATTTATTGAGAATACCTGTTAGAGACTTTGCTTTGTAGAGGTGCGCTTCGTCGCCGATAACAACATCAAACCTATTAAAGTAATTTTTAGATTCCTTGTAGATAGATTGCCACGTAGAAATGACAACAGGACTCTCGATATAACGGTCTCTTCCTGCGTAGATTTTGTGGATGGTATTGCGAGCGTAGAATCCATACTGTTCAATGTCCTTATAAAGTTGTTCAACCAGTGAGGTTGTGGGTACGAGTATTAATATTTCTCTCTTAAACTGTAGGTGCCATCTAATTAGGCAATAGATTATGAAGGATTTTCCTGATCCTGTGGGGGACAATAGTAGTCTACGGTTGTGCCGAAGTGCTGCGTAAACTGATTGTAGTTGGTAATCTCTTGCCTTGAAAGGAGCACCCAGAGATCGCACAAAACCATTAACTGCCTCGGGTGTGATAAGAGTGTCTTGTTCACCTGGTGTGCCACAGAATTTGTTCTCCTCTATTGTATAGGAATAATTTTTCTTTTGTAACCATTCTTCAAGATAATGAAACAATCCTAAAGGTAACTCTCCAGTCCCAGGTGAGTATAGACGGATCTTACCGTCCCAATACTTATATCTCTTCTGGGTTTTGAGGAACTTTGCTTCAGGCACCTCGAACGTAAAGTAGTCTGATAACTCCTTGTGTACGCTGAGTTCCGCCTTGATTTTCAAGAACGCTTCATTCTTTTTTTCAATGGTTACCATTAGATAGGGAATTCATACCTCTTTGCGTCAATCGCATTCTTCACTTGGAATCCGCGATTGTTAATCATCTTAAGGATGTTCTCAATATAATTTATACACGTTTCAAAATACGTGACTCTGAGAGATTGTTTCTGTACCTCCTCATCAGAATCTAGGAAGGTAGATAGATCTCCCTTCAATATCTTGAGGTCATACACCTGACCTTTCTCATCAGTTTTCTTTCCGCTGTACCATAACCACCGCTCGCGATAGATCCTCTTGAGTTTTAGTTTCTCATCCTCAAGGATTAGTTTATATTTGTTGTAGTAGATGTGATACTTTTGGTGGAGACTGGGGATATTTATTGATTCATTTCCCAAATCTGCCTCATTAAAAATAGAGTCCTTGGACCAGGACTCCTGCAACTCTTCAAGTAGCGCCATAATTTACTTTAAGTTTTTCTGTCTATCACCAGATACAGATTGTATCTCATATGATAGGTAATCAAATGATACGATTGCTTGGAAATACTCTTGGTCACTAAGCGTTCCATCGAACTCTAGTGTGCTAAGTTCCACTGGTTTCAAATTTTTGAAGACTACATTATACAAGGGTTGGAAGTTAGAGTTCAATACAACGAGTGTACCGTCTGCGAAAATCAAATCCTGTCCTAGAGACTTGGCGGTGTTAGTCTGATTTGCTTCGATGAACTGTTGACGCTCCTCGAATCTTTCAGGCACACCAAGACCACGCATCCAGTTATGCATAATCAAATAGTTCTCCATATTCTCGTCTACAAGAAACTGGAGATTGAAACGACCATAGTCGATAACACCTTCTAGATAGGTGTCTCTGTATGGAGTTGGTTGTTCAAGCAAACTTAACGAGAGGTTCGGAATGTTTGCCATCTGTGCAAAGTATGCTACCTTAGGATATTTTGCTAAGGTAAAGCGAAACCCACCTGGAGAAAGGAAATTCCTGTTGCTAATTTGCGTTTCGAAAGACATTATCTATTTTAGTGGGGTTCGCCTGTCTCTATTTAGTCACTGCCAGAACTCATCTAAAACGTCAAACACTTTGTTTAGATAATCGTTGGCACCTCTACATTCCCACTCTCCTTTCTCCCCGATTTCACATTTGTAATCGAGTTCCCTTTTCAGTTTCAACAACCTATCGGTCATTGCAACTTTGTTTAATCTGCCGTTCATTCTACTTTACCAATATGATCGATGCTGTTCGGGTGTTCGTGAATGTATGGTACATCTTCTACTGCAATATCTCTTGCTTCGAAAGAATCTTTTGCTGTCACACCAATTTCTTGATGGTTATGAGAATGGTCCATATACCCGACAATGTAATGGGTCATTGGCAAATCTCCAAATTGTAACTACCAATATTTATTAAAACTGCATAAAAAAAGAGACCCTTGCGGGTCTCTGTGTGTTGAAGTGAATATACTTCTTACATAAGGTTGTCAACAAGAACACGTCTGTAGTAACGGTTAGCGTTAGCAGTAAGAGCACCACTACCCTGATTTGTACCTTCAGCAAATGGATTGCAAACAAGACCGTATCTTGTCTTGAATCCGATTTTTGGTTGGAAGGTGTCCTGACCAACGGCGCGAACCATTTGGAGAGGAACATAAGGACAGTAGAACAGACCTGCATCATATGCAGAACTACCTTTGTAACCTGCCACGTAGAAGTGTCTGTCACTTACGTTTGCAGAATATGGGTCAACATAAACCTTGATTCTACCGTTCAACGTACCTGCAAGAGTTGAGGAGTTGTCGTCAGGAAGAAGGTTGCTGTTACCAGAAAGTGCAGGGGTGTAGTCAAGAACGCCTGCCATTGAAAGGGCGGATGCAACGTCTGCAGAACAGATGATGATGTTACCCTTCCCGCGACGAGTCTCGTGCCCGATTGCGTTCATATCTCTTTCGATGTTGAAGAGAAGACCTTTGAACTTCTCAACAGACCATCTGCCGTTTGAGTCAACGTCGAGGTCGAAGATACCTGCGGTTGCTGTGTTTGACTGAGCACCAGGTCTTGCGATCTTGTAAACAGTTCTAACAACTTCACGGTTGATCTCAGCAAGAACCTCAGTAGACAAGATGTTTGCCAACTCAGATTCAGCGTCAAGTCCGTGAACTGCTTTAAGATCCTGTGCTAGTTCCAAACTGTACTCTGCCTTGAGTGCTCTGGACTTCGCAGTCACAGT